ATTCCAAACAGATACGCTTGCAGCCGCTGCTGCCAATGCCCAGCTTGAAGGTGATGATGTTGGCACTTTTGATTCTGTCGTTGCCACTGTGCGCGTGCAGAACTATTGCCAGATCAGCCGCAAGACTATCGTCTTGTCAGCCACTGAAGAAGTGGTCAACAAGGCAGGCCGCCGAAGTGAACTGGCTTACCAGATCGCAAAGCGTGGCTCTGAGTTGAAGCGTGACCAAGAGTTCATCATGCTGTCCAACACTGGTGCAGTTGCTGGTGATTCGACCACAGCGCGGAAAACAGCTTCTTTGACGGCCTTCTTGAAGACCAACATTGACTTTGACACCACCAACGGTGTAAGCCCAACCTACACCACCCTGCCATCCACTGCCCGTACAGATGGCACAGTGCGCACCTTCACTGAAACCATTCTCAAGAATGTGATTCAGAAAGTGTGGACTGCTGGTGGAACACCAAAAATCCTGATGGTTGGCCCTGTCAACAAGCAGCGCGTTTCTGGTTTCACTGGCATTGCATCTTCACGTTTCAACATTGATGGCGGTGCAAAACCTGCTACTTTAGTTGGCGCTGTAGATATTTATGTCTCAGATTTTGGGAACGTAAGTGTTATTGCGAACAGATTCCAACGAGAGCGTGATGCGTTTGTGCTTGATCCTGATTACGCCAAGATGACCGTGCTGCGTCCTTACCAGCAGATCGAATTGGCTAAAACAGGCGATGCTGACAAGCGCATGTTGTTGGTCGAGTTTGGCTTGAAGGTGTTGGCAGAAAATGCTCACGGCTTGGCCGCTGACCTTGTAACTTCTTGATTTGAAACCAACGGAAAAGGCCAGGGAAACCTGGCCTTTTTTTTAAGATGATTCACAAAAGACTATTTAACGAAAACAAAGATCAAGGAATCAAACGCTACTGGCATGAGAACGCTGAAACTGGCGATGTGACGATTGAGACAGAGCAAGATGTGACAGCGGTGGTCGAGGCCAACAAAGCCATCTACAATGCAGTTGACGAGAAAGCCAATTGGACGGGTGAATGGCACTTGGTCGCAAGCATTCCTGAAGCCTTGTATTACAAGATGAAGGCCGAGGGCAAGATTGATGATCAGGAGTACATGAAACGCTGGTTGAACGACTCCGACAATCAATTTTTTAGAACACGACCTGGGAAAGTATGAGCAACTACATTGCAGTCTGCACACCAGCACGGGACATGGTTCACACCATGTACAGCTACGACCTGGTGAACATGGTGGCGTATCACACATTGAACACCAATGACGCTGTGAGCCTCAAGATCAGCCAAGGCACCCTTATCGCCAACCAAAGGGCCGAGTTGTCGCTGGACGCGATGCAAGAGGGTTGCAGCCACATCCTGTTCATTGACTCTGACATGAGGTTTCCGCAAGACATGATTGAGCGACTGCTCAAGCATGACCTCGACATTGTGGCGACCAACTGCGCACGGCGTAGAATGCCCACTGGCCCAACGGCGCAACTCTACAAAGAGAATGGCGAGAGGGAACTGGTCTGGACAATGCCAGAGTCCACAGGGCTGCAAGAGGTGGGGTCTGTGGGGATGGGCGTGATGCTGATCAAGGCCAATGTATTTGCGGCACTGGCCGAGCCTTGGTTCGAGACACCATGGCGCATGGACAAAAGAGGCTACATTGGTGAGGATGTTTTTTTCTGCCAAAAAGCAGCCGCTGCTGGCTTTAAAATCTGGATAGACCACGATGTCTCCAAAGAGATCGGACACATCGGGACTTTTGAATTCAAGCATGACCACACCTGGGTGATGAAAGAAATAAAGGCAGTCTGATGGCACTGACAACCTACACAGAATTAAAGGCATCGATTGCAGACTGGCTAAATCGTACAGATTTGACCACCACAATCCCTGACTTCATCAGCTTGGCCGAAGCGCAGATTGAACGCACGCTGCGCACCCGGCAGATGATCGTGCGTGCGAATGCGTCTTTTGATTCTGAATATGGCGCTGTGCCTGCTGACTTTTTGGAAACCAAGTCGCTGAAGCTGACCAGCACCAACCCCCTGACCCCTTTGTCGTTTTTGTCGATTGATGACATGGACGCTGCACGGTCACACTACACGGCCAGCGGTCGGCCCAGGTTCTTCAGCGTGGTCGGTGGTCAATTCCGCATCAGCCCAACACCCGATGCCGCCTACACAGCCGAGTTGATCTATTTTGCAAAGTTGACGAAGTTATCAAGCACTGTGGCCAGCAATTGGCTTTTGACCTCCAGCCCTGACATTTATCTGTACGGTGCGCTGCTTCAAGCTGCGCCTTACCTGCAAGATGATGCGAGAATTCAGACATGGGCAACGCTGTACGAGCGTGCCTTGAATGATTTGCGTACAGCCGATGATCGGGGTGCGTCATCTGGGGGCACACTGTTGACCCGAGCAAAAACTTTTGGATAAGGAACTGAGCCATGTCATCTTTTACCGACTACACCGAAAATTTGGTTCTCAACTTTTTGTTGACCACCAACACGGCCACCCGTCCGACAGCTTGGTATGTGGGCCTGTTCACGGCTGCACCCTCTGACACGGGTGGTGGCACTGAGGTGTCCGGCAACGGCTACGCCCGAGTGGCTACTGGCACGATCAGCGTGTCGGGCACCAGCCCCACCACGGCCACCAACGCAGCGGCGATTGAGTTTGCTGCTGCATCGGGAGGCAATTGGGGGTCCATCGGCTGGGCTGCGATTTTTGACGCATCGACCAGCGGCAACATGTTGGCCTGGGCGGCTTTGAGTACAGCACGCACCATCAACGATGGCGATGTGCTGCGCATCCCGGCTGGCGACCTTGACGTTACCCTGACATGACATGGCTGCATATGGTCTTGGCCCTTACGGTGAAGGCAAATATTCCTACGGCGTAAGCCTTGGGGCCGTGACATTCTCGGCCACCAGTTCTCTGGTGGTTGATACAAAACGCACCACCTTTGGTGCGTTTTCTGTTTCTGCAAACAGCACAGCGGCTGTGTCTGCCAACTTGGTTGAGGATGCTGCTATTGCGGTGGCATCCTCTAGTGGGGCGTCTGTCGCTGCGGTAAGAACAACATCCCCTTCAATTACGGTTTCAGCCACCAGCAGCATGGCCACCAATGCGGTGCGGTATGCCATAGGTGCAGCAGAGGCTGCATCGGCCTCCAGCGCCAGCATAGCGGCCCTGCGCGTGGCCATTGCCAGCGCCACAGCCCAAGACGCCAGCACCATGGCCATCAATGCTGTGCGCGTGCCATTGATTCAAATACTGATTGAAGATTTTGGCGTGCTGACTGTGGGCACCACCATCATCGGCTCTAGCGGTGCAACAATGGAGAGTCAGTCAGCCATGGTGGTGGAGGCCATTCGCAGACAGTCATTTGCGCTGGTACTAGCAGCGCAGTCCTCCATGGTTGTGAATGCTCGCCTAAAATGGGAAGCAGAGTCCGACACACCAGAAACATGGTCGGCCATCGGGGACACCAGCGAAACCTGGACACCTGTTACGGGTAATAATTAATCTTGGCAAATTGCCGCATGAGGTGAAAAATGGCTGATACAACCACGACCAACCTATTACTGACCAAGCCCGAGGTGGGCGCGTCCACAGACACATGGGGCACCAAGATCAACACCGATCTGGACACCATTGACGGATTGTTTGATGCGGGTCCATTGCTCAAAGTCACCAAGGGCGGTACGGGTGTTGGCACCAGCACAGGTACTGGCAGCAACGTGCTGTCTAACTCACCGACACTGGTGACCCCTGCATTGGGCACGCCTTCAAGCGCCACATTAACAAATGCCACTGGACTACCAATTTCCACTGGTGTGTCTGGATTGGGAACCAGTGTTGCCACCTTTTTGGCGACACCATCTTCTGCCAACTTAGCCGCAGCTTTGACAGACGAAACAGGAAGTGGTGCTATTGTCTTTGCAACCAGCCCAACCTTGGTGACTCCAGTGCTTGGCACACCCACCTCTGGAACTTTGAGCAACTGTACGGTGGATGGCACAAACTCTGTCGGTTTTCTGAACATCCCTCAGAACAGCAAGAGCGCAGCTTACACACTGGTCCTTGCTGATTCGGGTAAGCACATCTTCCACCCGTCTGCGGATACCACGGCAAGGACTTTCACAATCCCCGCTAACAGTTCTGTTGCCTATCCCATTGGCACGGCCATCACCTTTGTCAACCAAAATGGCGCTGGTGTGGTGACGATTGCCATTACAACGGACACGATGCGGTTATCGCCAGCAGGCACAACAGGGTCACGCACTTTAGCGGCCAACGGATCAGCAACCTGCATTAAGGTCACATCGACTGAGTGGCTCATTTCTGGGAGTGGTTTGACATGAGTGGCGCACTTCAAGCTGTTTTTCAGAACCAGCGTTCGTTCGTGCCGCCAACGTATGACGTTGAATACCTTGTCGTTGCTGGCGGCGGCAGTGGCGGTAGTCAAACACCGTATGACCCCGGCTCTGGTGGCGGCGGTGCGGGAGGATACCTAGCCACTTCTGCGACCGCTGTAACTCCGGGTACGGGGTATGCGGCAACTGTTGGCAGCGGAGGCGCGGCAACGGCAAGTGGAAATAATTCTGTATTTTTGTCCGCCACTTCAATTGGAGGTGGTAGAGGGGGGCAGGCAAACGGATATGCTCCAAGCGTTGGTGGCTCTGGCGGAGGAGGTCGAAACTTTCACGTTGGTCCGCCCGGGCAAGGGGCAAACGGAACTGCGGGGCAGGGAAATAAAGGCGGCACAACGTGGGAAGCAACGGGTTGTTGTGTTAACGATGGTGCCGGTGGCGGAGGCGGTGGCGCAGGCCAAGTTGGTGGTAATGCGATCTACTTCAGCGTTGGTGGCAACGGTGGAAACGGCTCTGCTTGGCTGAACGGTACAACATATGCCGGGGGTGGCGGCGGAAGTGGCTCAATTTATAATGCAGGCGGCTCTGGTGGGTCGGGCGGCGGTGGCGCAGGCAAATATGTAAACGGAGGAACCGCTGTTCCCGGAGCGGCCAATTCAGGTGGCGGCGGTGGCGGCGGTGCCAGCGCAGCCGGTGGCTCTGGAATTGTCATCCTTCGTTATGCTGGCGCACAGCGAGGAACGGGCGGCACAGTCACATCGGCTGGCGGTTACACGTACCACACTTTTACTTCATCTGGGACATTTACAGCATGAGCCAATTTGCCCAAATCGACGAGAACAACATTGTCCAGCGCGTGCTGGTCATCGACCAAGCGGAAATTGATACCGGCAATTGGGGTGACCCTGCCAGTTTCTTCCAAACCAGCTACAACACACGGGGTGGTATTTACTACATCCCGAACACTGACACGCCTGATCCAGATCAGTCCAAAGCCTTTCGCAAAAACTTTGCCGGGATTGGCTACATTTGGCTACCCAATGGCCCAGAGGGAGAGGGTTTTGCTCCGCCTCAACCGTATCCGTCTTGGGTTTTGAACAGCTTTTCATATTTTTGGGAAGCTCCGGTCCCAATGCCTGTGCCAAATAATCCGCCATACTATGTTTGGGATGAAGCCACTCTTTCGTGGGTTGTGATTCCTGAATCAGACGTCACTGCACCCGGAGCGGCTCCAAATGTTATCGGTTAAGCCTTTGGAAAATCTTGGCTCTCTTCAAGGGGCAATGTATGACTTTGAAAAGGCGGGGGACTTGCTGCCAAAGCATAACCACGCTGAAAGCAACGCACACATCACCATCGTGGCGCGGGGCAAGATCAAAGCGTATTCCCATGATTGGGAGCTGGAGGCTGTAGCAGGGCAAATCCTCAACTTCCGGCCCGGTGAGCCACATGAGTTTATGGCGCTGGAAGACAACACTCGCATCTTCAACATCATCAAGAATCCCGACTTGAGTGCGCCGGTCGGGTCAATGGACTACCAACAGGAGCAACCATGAAACTACTTGCCATCGCCGTCTGCGCCCTGTTTCTGACGGGCTGCGCCACTGCCGAGTACCAAGCCTACGCTGACGCCCACAAAGCTCAAGCAGCGGCCCAAGCGGCACGTTACCAAGCCCTTGCTGACATCGCCAAGC